ACTCTTCCTCCACGTATTACTAATATTTGTTATTATTATACCATATAAATAATTACCATGAACTTATCAAAACGGGTCAGAGCGTCCTTTTCAAAGCAAAACGCCCTGCGGTGTGCAGGGCGTCAGCTAAATTATCAATCTGTCATTATGTTACTTTGCAGCGCGGAACAGACTCTCCTCCGCCTCACTCATGTCATAGTACATGATCTTATTCTCGGTATCGAAGAATCCTGTGATCTTGTATCTTTTCTCCTCATCGTAGTCCGGTATCATCCTGGTAAGGACTGCATGCATGTTCTTATTGTTACAGCTTACCGTACTGTTCTGCTCACCTCTTGGTTTTGAAAAAGATGTAGCCTTGACTTCATTGCCTTTGCACGGCTTGATTGCAAATACATGATTTTCAGGATCTATGCAGTATTGAACGTTCTGAGGATAATTAAGATCCTCGAGCACACGTTTGGTGAATGTCACCCCATTCTTGTTGACGAAGATGTCAGGAGACGCATTCGTGTTGATATCGATAACTTCCAGATTTACATTAGCAAAATTAATAGCCATTTTAATTCCTTCCCGTGCCGTCAGTGTCATCATCGGCACTTTCCATCAGTTCTAAAAATTTACTTCGTTCATCACCGTTCCAGGACAGGTCCATGAGCAGAAACCCGCGCAGGACTCCTGATTTTACCCTGGTAACAGTGAATTTCTTTTCCATTACGGCAGGTCTTCCGGCACTGCGCCATTTCTTCTGTATGAGCAGTTTCTGGGCGGATTCCCATTTCAGTCGTTCGATTATAGCGGGATGGTCATTCTCCCAGTGCCACTGAGGCAGTATGTCTTTGTTCTTTACTGCCTTGTGACTTAGATAATCCTTAGTGAAAGTTTTCTGATACAGCACATCACCGCAATATTTCTCATTCGATAAGATATTGCGTATGGTAGCTGCGCCCCAGCATTCCTTTCCTTTTGGTGAATGTATCCCCTGTTCAGTCAGTGATTCAGCGATAGATTTCGGTGATGCACCGTCAAGGAAACTGTCATAGATATAATGTACTATTTCAGCTTCAGCAGGCTCAATCTTCACTCTCCCGGCATAATCACGGTAGTATCCTATCGTATTTCCAACTGAAAATTTGTAAAGGCCTTCCTGCATTCTGTAACGGATACCCTCTTTTATCGCTATGCTTTTCTGCTGGCTTTCAAGTTCTGCGAGTGCAGAAAGAATGGATATGATGAGCTTGTTGTTGGCATCGCTCGTATTTATCCCTTCAGATTCAAAATTTACAGCAACGGGTTCTTTGAGATCACCGAGTTCAGAAGGACTGTAAGTATATCAACGATATTTCTACCGAAACGGCTGATACTCTTTGTGAGTATCAGATCCATCTTTCCATCCTTCGCATCCCCCAGCATTTCCTGGAATCCTTTGCGTTTTTCAACAGAAGTTCCAGAGATCCCCTCGTCCGTATATATCTTGACCAGTTCATATTGGGGATTTCCTTCAATCACTGACTTGAAATGCTGCACCTGCATCTCAAAACTGCCCGCCTGGGCTTCTTCGGCAGTGCTGACTCTGCAGTATGCCGCCACCCTTACCTTTGGTGCATCCATGAATGCGTATGGCTTATGCTCCGGCATTATGACCTCTGCCTTTGCGTTCACCGCGGCGATTCTTGGCTATGGTTTCGCGGATCCTGCTCTTCTCCGCTTCGTTCTTGTTTTCCCTCGTCAGTTTCCTGCGGGCTTCTTCGATCTTTTTAGCGTCTAATTTCCTTGCCATGACTTACACGGCTTGCCGCTGCACATTTTCATCCGTATCCCATATGCCAAGTCGCCACTCTCCTTTCCATTGATATCATCATCTTTTCCACCTCCTTTTTTATATGATTTGCGGGATGCTGTAAGACAGATTTCGATTTGCCTTATGGCATGCGCACCTCCTATTATTCCGCCTATTCTTTTAATCAGTCAATAAGAGTATAAAAAGAAGCCCTGCAGCCTTCACTGCAGGGTATCCCCAAATATATCTATGCATATTCCTGACTTGAACATGACGGTCAGGTACCATTCATAAACTGTAATCTTATCTATGAATTTTCTTACGATCTGTTCATCGTACACGATCTCGCCCTGGTAGCTGTCTATGAAATCTGTCATCTGGTTCAGGCGCTGAGCCATCCCCTTGTCTGAAGCCTCCTTCAGCAGTATTTCTTCCTTCTCGTTGCGGAGCTTATCTATCTCATCGGCAATAGCATCGCAGTCACCGGCTGATTTTATTAGTCCCAGAAGTTCTTCCTGCTTAGCGGCAAGCGCGGTTTCCACCTTCCCCAGTGCTTTCGAATGATTTCGTGAAAGCACCTCACGCGCACTGTCCTTTATCGTATCAAGGTATAATTCTTTCTTACCGAAGACTTCTTTCATGGCCTTGACTACTGCGCCTTTAAGTTCGTCCTCTCTTATGGTCCTGGAACAGCAGTTTTTCTTTCCCCCGTTCACCCGGTTCACACATCTCCACACTACCGATCGTTTGCCGTGGCTGGTCCATACTACGCGCCGGTATATATCACCGCACACTCCGCAGATGACCACACCGGAAAGTGCATACCTGCTGCTGTATATGCGGCGGTGTCCTTTTATCTTCATATGCGACCTTCTGAACATTTCCTCCTGCACACGCATATAGATGTCTTTCGGTATGATGGCTTCATGGCAGCCCTCCACATAATACTGAGGAACTATGCCGTCATTCTTCACTCTTTTCTTTGTGAGAAAATCGACGGTATATGTCTTTTGCAGAAGCGCATCCCCGATATATTTTTCGTTCCTGAGGATAGTCTTTACAGACTCCGGTCTCCATCTTTTCATGCCAGCACCTGTCAGTATGCCGTCATGCTCCAGGCTTTTTGCTATATCGAGCAGACTTGCGCCTTCAAGGTACTCTCTGTATATGCGCTTGACCGTTTCAGCTTCAGAAGGCTCTATTATGAGATTGCCGTCAGCATCTTTGGTGTAACCAAGAAAGCGTGTATGGTTCACCTGCACTTTTCCCTGCTGATAGCGGTACTGACATCCCAGTTTGACATTCTGTGAAAGCGACTGGCTTTCCTGATGTGCAAGTGATGCCATTATGGTAAGCAGCACCTCTCCCTTGGCATCCATCGTGTTTATAGATTCCTTCTCAAAATACACTGGGATGCCGAGATCCTTGAGCTGCCTTATGTATTTGAGACAGTCGAGCGTATTCCTTGCGAACCGGCTGATCGACTTAGTGACGATCATATCGATCTTGCCTGCCATGCATTCTTCTATCATGCGGTTGAACTCTGTCCTGTTTTTCGTATTGGTGCCGGATATGCCGTCATCCGCGAATATCCCTGCGCACTCCCACTGCGGATTGCTTTGGATATACTCCGAATAATGTTCTACCTGCGCTTCATAGCTTGTTGCCTGTTCATCACTGTCTGTGGATACCCTGCAGTATGCCGCCACCTTCATTTTGGCTGACTCCCGTATCTTCGCCTTGCTGCTCTCCCGGCTTCTTGCCGGTATCACTGTTATTTTACCGCTCATCCTTGCTCCTTATCCGGCTGTATGTATATTCCGCCTGTTCGAACGGATCATCATAATGCCTGTTAGCTTTTTCATGTCAAATTCAACAGCTGCCCTTTTCTTTATGCGTTCCGGGCGTTCTCCTGTACGTCCCATCACTAAAGCACGATATTTCTTCCTCATCTGCGCTTTTTCGAATGTTTCTTCATCGATAATTGCCGGGAAAAAAGCGTCCCCGATATAATGCTTATTGCTCAGATAATTATTGAGTGACGGATGCTTTTTTGGTATACCGGCTGACTTTCCTGCCTTCGCTATCGATTTGCCTCCGAGATATTCTGCAAACAGCTTTTTTATCTGTTCTCCCTTTTCCGGATCGATCTCTGCTACACCATTCTTTATTATGTAACCGTATGGAATATGCGTCATTTTCATCACACCCCTTCCGCAAGCGTCAGACCGCACTTCAGCTTGAAAGCTATTTCATGTTTGGAGTAGACGATTATCCTGTCAACGAATCTTGTGAACAGGTCACCGTCAAACTCTTTCAGATAATCCGAATGCCTGGCAAAGTCATACAGCGCCTTTATCTCCATTTCAAAGGAAAATATCTCGCCTTTTGAACTTGCCAGCCGTTCTTTCGCTTTTGCAAGTTCATCGGCTTCCCTCGCAAGAGCAAGGTTCTCACGGCTGTACACCGCAGCATCAAGACATCCCTTGGTCATGACCTCCAGGAGTTTTCTCATGCTCTCCCTGTTCTTTTCAAGCTTTTCATCCACTTTTTCCACGTCCATACAGTCTATTGTCCTGTTCTTTTCCGTAAGTTCGATAAAGAACGGTTTCAGCATTTCCTCGCTTGCATAGATCAGCTTGTTCATCATCAGTGTGAAGGCAAGTTCCAAAGCCTCGTTCTTGACCGTATCCATAGAGCATCTTTCCTTATGTTTCAATGTCTATACTGAGTTCATGTATCATTTTTACCTCCATAACAAATGAGCGGCAGAGGATGATCCCTGCCGCAGCATTTCCATTTCTATTTCCCGTTCAACCCGGTCAGCTTGAGTTTTTCTTTTTTCATATACTCTTCCCATTGCTCATCCCTGATGACACGGCGTATCTCACGTTCCGTTTCCACGGCCTTTTTCTCACGCTTTTCTCTTTCATCACGGACATCATTTCTTATGCATACATATGCGAAGAACAGTCCTATGAAAATAAATAGGAAAACAAGTATCATGCACAGGACATTCATTACAATATTGAACATTTTTTACCTCTTCTTTCCCGGAGCGGCATTAAGCCGCCCCGTATACATTGACAATGTTTGACTAATCAAGGAAACCTTCATCTTCATCCGCGAAATCATCCTCAGCGCTTATTCTGCTGCCGAGAGGCTCGCCGTCTTTTATCTTCTGGAGATTATTGAGGCCACAAGCTATGCCCCTGTTGCCGGAAGAGTTGAAAGCGTAAAAGCTGATCGATGCTCTGCCGTATACCCCGGAATACACTTCCGAATGATCAATGATTTCCTGTCTGTCGGCATCTACGATGCCGGGGGCTGTTGTGGAATTTGCGTTGACAAAATATGCATTCGCATACGCGGCATCATCTGGTCTTTCAAGGTCACCGTCACGAAGCGGTGTCTTGATGGCATCAAGCGCAGGAACGCTTCTGCCGTTTCCTTTCAGTTTCCCGCTGCCTTCCTCATATGCCGCCTGAATCGCAGCCTTTACCTTTGCGACAGTCTTTTCATCACTCTTTGGTATGATCAGACTGACACTGTACTTAGGAGTCCCTCCGTTGATTGCTTTAGGCTCCCATGCGTTACAATAACTCCATCTGGTCCCTGTTCCTGTGATTACCTTTGTTGGATTCTTCAAATTTGACATTTTATTTCCCTCCTGAAAATCTTCCTGCGGTGTGCTTACTTCTATTGCCGGTCTTTTATCGCTCTCCGGCACGAGCGTTGGTTTGCCGGGCGGCTTCGTCACAAGACCGCCGAGTATCTCCTCGAACTTTGTTTTTCCGAGCATTCTGGTCATTGCAGTGATGCCCAGCAGTTTCTTCTCATAGGGATCGAACCCCGCATTGACGACTACCTGCGCCGCAAGCGTATCATCAGAGAACTTCCTGACTGAACGTCCTGCTACGAGTTTGTGATGTGTCCACACCTTGCCTTCCATTGCTTTCCGGAACGCGTAGTCTTTGATGTCGGATGCCCATGATGTGAGTTCATCAGATCTCGTAAGGATGTCTTCTATCTCATCGTCCTCAAGCATTGAGGGATCTCTGAACTCATACCTGGCCATCTCAAGGTTCAACTCCGCGCGTTACGGCACGTTGCCCTTACCCGGCAGAATCTGCAGTGGTCTCCAGCGACAAATTCGCCTTCTCCTGCTGATGCCAGCTTCGCAGCCGGAATCAATACATCCTGTCCCCATGAGAGCAGTTCATCTTTTGATATCTCCCATGTACTGACGTTGTCCCTTCTTGGCTGATAAATGTTCAGCGTCACTGTTTCGATATCATAGGATTCCTTCATAGACATCAAGCGCTCCGAGACCGTAACACATGAGCTGCGTGTTTCTCTCAGCTGAAACTGCTATGCCGGTTCCATACTTTCAGATCTGTTATCCAAAGCGTGTGATCTGCTGCAATGACGGAATCCGCCGTCCCGAAACCGCCCGGGATCCACCTTGAAAGATCAAGCTGCAGTTCTACATCAGCTGCAGGATCTTCGCATTCACTTTTGGCTTTCTTCAGTATCTCATCTATGAACTCTGCATACCCGTCTGTTGCTTCATCCATCTCCTGGTCGTAATATTCCAGTTCTCCGGACGGGTCGATGACCTCTATGCCGAGAAGCTTTTTCGCCTTGTATTCTGCCAGGCTGTGAGCGCATGTCCCCTGCATGGCATACTCTGAAGGCTTGTCGCCTGTTGCATGATTGAGTACTGCAGAAGGAGTGCATACCGTCCATCTGCCGCTTGATGATGCTGACAGGATCGCATGTTTATCAGGCATCGGGTAGCACCTCCGCATCCGCAAGAAGACTCTTATACTCCTGCGGATCTATTTCTGACAGCTTATCTGCTCCGTGTTTTTTGAGAAGTTCCCTGACCGCATCGGTGTTCGCTTTACTTTACCCTTGCCTTCTCTGCAAGCACTTTTCTACATCTGTAAGTTTCAAACTGTATCAGATGTTTCCTTACTCCTGGAAAACATTTTTTCCAAGGCATCAGCCGACTTTATGATCGACTCTCCCGCGGCGCGTATGTCAGATACGACAGACGATAATTCTTTGGACTGACTCATGTTTGCGTTTCTCCTTTCATTTTTTTCGATTTTTGACTCTTCAGCAAGGCTGAGTGCCAGGCGTTCTGTGGATCTGCTGATCCCCATGAGTATGGCTGCCAGATCAGCTTTGCTGTATTCCTGTTTTTCCCCATCCATAAAGGCTTTCCTCCTTTCCACTGTTCAAAGGACAGGTATCTGAGAGTTGAGCAAAATGTTTGTGATTTTTATTTCTGCTCCCTTTCTCACTGTTCATAGGACAGCTTCAGAGAATTTCAGCAAAATACCACTGCAGCTTTTACACTGCAGTGGTACAATTGTTTTAGATGTCCCTCGCCGTGGCGCTCGAGAAGGACCGATATAGCCTTCCTTTTCCTATATGAAACCGTAGTCTGCTTCATGCCAGTGCTTCTGCGATGGACCCTATCAGAATAGCCATCATGTTTTAGTGCTAGAATGGCACGGTCCGTAGCGTCCTAGTTTCTGATAGGATGCGAGAATTTCTTCATGAGTTTCTTTTCGATGACTTCAAATTCTACTGAGTCCGGAGCTGCGATTTCCTGGCCATTCATCCATCGTCTGTTCGAGAGAGAATGCCCTGCCATCTCTTGTACGAGGGCATTCACTACATTTCTTTGTGCAACGATTACCGCCGTCACCGATGCAACGACTAAGCCTTTCATTGCGCTTCTTATCCTCCAGAACTCATGCAGGAGATATTCTCTACACTTTCTGTGACCATAACCTCTTTGCCGTAATAGTTGAAACGGCACCAATTTCCCTGGTTTTCCTTGTTTTGCATTTTTTTTGCTCCTTGTCCGCCTGGGCGATGGCGGCAAGGATACAAAAAGGAGTCGATGAAACGCTATCCACCGGCTCCTATACCTAAAATGGCATGACAAGTCACGGTGGGTACATCATTAGCTTGCTCACATATAACTGGTGTTCAAGCGTCCTATGTATCCCGCCGCCTTAATGCGCATCTTCAGGCTTGAGATTATATGGTTTGATACTTTTGTGACTGTCTCCCCAACGGGGAGGGAGATAAAAAGGTTGATTATTCAAATCAGTCTCTTTTCATCCCCATTACCGAGTTGCTATTGTGTTTCTCGGTTTGGTCTGTGATAAAGCACTTCCAGCTACGGATTTAGAACTTTTTCCATAACGACCATCTTTCAGAATTTTGCTTGCTGTAGATGCAACCTTCTTTGAAGTCTGCTTTTTGTTCCGCGCCATTGTCCTCACCTCCTTCTTCTACAGAAATTCTTTTCTTTCGCCAAGAATTCTGATATAATGTATATAAATTTTAGACAGACCCTTTTTCTTTTTAGGTCACATTAATCTTACCAAAATGGCCTCTTTCAAAATCGGACTGGCTGGACGCTTTCGGACACTTTCGGACAAAGTAAAAATGCATATTTTTATTGCAAGGAGGTGCTTATATTTGAAATTCTCAGACTATGCCTTGGGACTATTCCCTTTTTGTTCTGCAGGAGCAAGCGAACCTTTCTATTTCATTGAATTAGTGGGGAATTTTATTGATGATGCCTCAATGGATGCCTGTAAAATTCTCAAGAGGAAAGAAGACACCAGATACCGTTACATCAAAGGGAATCGCAATATCAGTCAGCAAGACGCTCAGTTCATCTATGATCACAGAGATCTTGATAAATTTTCTGCATGGCTTGATGATCAAATGGATGCCTCCGATTCCTACGAGGCCGTATCAAAATGGCTTGATGACTGCAATATCAGTCATGACAACTATGATATTTCTGGTGCATGTGCCACTCTCCTTGAATCGATATTTCTTGATATCATTCATGGCACAAGTAGCACTTCTGACAAATCGACTGACTTTGATTATGATTTTGCTCTTGTAGATGAGATAAAGGGGAAAATCAAATCGCTTCCGCGGCCTACCGAATTACCAGTACCAGAAGAAGCGACTCCCGAAGAGCATGATTATATTTGTGAATTATACAACGCTTACGGAGATGCTGAAGGCAAGGATAGTTTTGACAAAACTGATTTATTATCATTTCCCGAGTATGAAGAAGACTTGGCAGACCGGAGAATTGACTATTATGCTGCTGAGTCAATCCATCGTGGTGTTATGGAACTGGCAGCGGCAGTTTATCTGACCAGTTCGATATTCTAAAAGGTGAAACATTTGATGGTGTAAAAGATACAGCAAAACGCGCACACCACAACGGTTATGAGCGAATGCTTGCGGTCATGGAGCAAGCTGTAAATTTAGATGTCAAAGACTATATTCTCAGTGATTCACCATATTGGATTAGTGGAAAAATAAAGAAAGGTGTCTGCCATCAATTAGTTAATGACGGCAGACTTAAATGGGTAAAGAAGAAAAATGAGTAATACTAATGTACTTGGATCTCCTTTTGAAATGTCTCTTCGAATTCTTCTTATGCTCAATGAATTAAATGGCAAAGAATTAGACATTCAAAGGATGAGCGCTATTGATTTTATTGCCGTATATGCTGCTGATTTTAATTTACTTGATGAAAACCTACACGGATATGGTAATTATCGCTACAGTGAATATCCTGCACGAAAGGATTTAGTTTCAGCTGCGCTTAAATTACTTGTATTAAACGGAACTGTTTCTTTTGGGGCAAATCAAAATGGTTATATGTATAAAATAACTGAAAGTGGAAAACATTTATGCCTTGATTTGTCAGACTCTTATTCAGAAGAATATAGAATCGCAATAAGAGCAGTTTTCAAAAACTATGATTTGAAAAGCGATGCTTCCATGTTAAAGGATATTAACCATCATACCCTTCATTATCTTCAGGAGGACAAGCATGAATAGATTTTATATTGAAAAACTGGTTGTTTCCGGTACAGGTCACAAAGACTCAGTTATTAATTTCAAACCTGGACTCAATCTGATAGTTGGACCATCAAACACGGGAAAAAGTTTAATTGTTGATTGCCTTGATTATGTTTTTGGATTCACTCCAAAGCCTGATCATCCATCAAAAATCGTAGACAATAATAATGGATACAAAATAATATCACTACATTTAAGAACTAGCTTTGGAACAGTAGTTCTAGAAAGAGCTGTTGGTGATACTAAAATTTCAGTTAGTGGTACTGACGAAACAATCGAACATGATATATATAGTACAAATCACAATGCGAAAAAGAGCATAAACACTGTTTTACTACAGTTAATAGGTATTGATGAACCTCACAAAATATTATCCAGTGAATCTGGTAATACACAATCCCTAACCTGGCGTAGCATACTTCACCTATTTCTTATGCGACAAGCTGATATTGCAAGAGAAACCTCTGCCCTTAAGGCACCGGGCGGCTTTGGAAAAACTGCTTCTCCAGCGGCTTTACTATATTTATTAACAGGTCAAGATGCTGACAATCTTGAAAAACCAGAAAATCCAGAAGTGAGCAGCGCAAAACGTAAGGCATTAACAGATTATATTCGAGACAAAGCTGAACGTTCTTCAAAACGGCGTGCAGAGCTTGAAGAAATACTCTCAACGGCAGAAACTCCAAATATTCAAGATGCTATAAATAAAATCCAGGAAGAAATTGATACGCTTCAAAAAGAACTGGAAGCCGCCTCTTCTAAAAGTAAAAAACTGATGTCACAAATCTATGATCAAAACAGTAAGCTCTCTGAGTGCAATACTGTTATTCATAATTTTTCAATTTTGCGAAAACAATATCAGTCTGATATAAGGCGACTAGATTTTATCGTTGATGGAAAAATCAGTTTATCAGGAATACCTGTCAAAAAACACTGCCCATTTTGCGACAGCGAAATGAAATCTACTCCTAACCCACAATATATCACTGCTTCAGCTGCTGAACTTGATAAGATCAAAAAGCATCTTTCTGAACTTGAAGAAGCCCAAAATGACATTGAAAAGCAGCGAAAAAATCTTGTTGACACCATTTCCGAATTAGAGCAGCAAAAGGTTGAAGTGGATACGCTAATCTCCACAACTCTCAATCCACAGTTATCCGCTTTTCATGAACAGCTCGAAAGTCGACTTCAGCTAATGCGATTTGCTGGTGAATTAGAAGCAGTTAGGCAAAACGAAACGCAATATAAAAGTGAACTTTTTGAAAAGGAAACTGAAGAAGTTCCTGAAAATCCAAAATACAATATCTTCAGTTATTATGATTATGAAATTGTACACGGTTTCGAAGAAAAATTAGTGGAAATATTGAGCGCATCAAAAATCGGCGGTGCTACCACTGCTAGACTTAATATGACCAATTTTGATATTGAAATCGGTGGATTAGCAAAAGCAGTTTCAATGGGTGGTGGTTACTGCGGTATTCTTAACACAATCACCGCTCTTGCTATGAGTTCCTACCTTATTGAGCATGATTGCAAGGCTCCTGGCTTTTTTGCTGCCGATTCACCGTTAACGCAACTGTCAGAGGCTGATTATATTGAACAAAATAATACGATAAAGCTGAATTTCGTTCAATATTTAATTAAACATGCCTCAGAACGACAAGTAATAATAATTGAACAAAAGAAACGTATGCCGTTTATACCGGAAGATGATAATGATAAAAATATACATGTTATCGAGTTTTCTCGTAACAAGCGCTCTGGCCGGTATGGGTTTTTAAATGATGTCTATAATCCAGATGACGAATAAACCCTTAATTACTCTCAAAAAAATAGGAGAAAATATATGCATATCAGTTATGAAAAATTATGGCACGTCTTAATAAACAGACACATGACCCGCGAAATGCTTCGCAAAGAATGCAAAATCAGTTCCAATACCATAGCAAAACTTGGTAAAGGGCAAAATGTTACAACCGATGTTATTCTTCGTATATGTGTATATTTAGATTGCAACCTAGAAGATATCATGGAAATTGTAAAAGATTAAGGGGGCATACATGGCTAAAAAATATACACTAAACGTTGATACCGAAGCCGTTATATACTTATGCACAAAAGATAAGCGGTTAGCAAAAGTAATAGCTATGGTAGGCCCTATTGAATATGATTTACATGAGGACGGTTACAGGTTTCTAATTCATGAGATTATTGAACAAATGTTATCAATCAAGGCTGGTGCAAAAATTTACAGCCGATTAAATGATTTATGCAATGGAGATATCAATCCAATTACTATTAATACACTATCCGATGAGGAAATCAGATTATGTGGCACGTCAACAAATAAGATTTCATATATTAGGTGTTTAACAAATGCAATATTATGCAACAATGTTTCACTTGATGATTTCATATCATTTTCGGATCAGGAGGTTATAAATTATTTAACGAAGATCAAGGGAATAGGAACCTGGACGGCAAAAATGTTTATGATTTTTGTCCTAAATCGAGAAAATATTCTTCCATATGAAGATGTAGCATTTTTACAAAGCTATAAATGGCTTTACAAAACAAATGACGTTGATAAAAAAAGTGTTGAGAAAAAATGTGAAAAATGGAACCCGTATTCTTCAATTGCCGCAAGGTTTATGTATCGTGCATTAGATATGGGTTTTACAAAAAGCGAATTTCATTTATACAAATAGGAGGGAAAAATGCCAAGAGGAAAGAAAGCTTATCATGAAAATTTTCAACAATATGTTGATTTTATTGTTCATCATCCAGTTTATAGGGGGCTTCCAATCAAGCAAAAAAAAGATGGGTCATACGCCTTTGTCACTGCCAAGGGCTCCAAAATTGGCCAAGAACGATTAAGATGGATTGAAAAGAAAGCAGAAGAACTAGGTTTTACCATTGAGGATGGAGTTTATGCCAAAGTAATGAGAGAAATTCATCCAACAAAATATACAACATGCCAAATATGTGGACGTTCATTGTCAATATATTACATCTATCCAAATAAAAATGCTATTGCTGACATGTATAAGACTTTTAAGAAAAAATATTCCATTATTGACAGCATCAGTGATATTTGGGATGATTTATTAGATAATGGATATTCCGAAGAAAAAATATCGAAATATTTTTTTGATAAGTGTGATATAAAGGAAAGCCCTACTAACCTATCAAAGGACGAAATCATTGATAAATTAGAATATGCTTGCCGTGTGGACGGAAAAGCACTACTCGGCCCGGGAGCAATGTCTAATGCTCCTGACCGTTTCGATGGTTTTCATTCATACAACAGATGCTGCAGAAAAAAAGAGGATCGTGGTAGATGGGATTCTAATATGGACACATACAACCAAGACAGGAGAGCATATGAGCGTTGGAGCGATGGGAATATTCACGCTGCAAATAAATTTATGCGAAATGAAATTTTTAACGGAACTTCTGCAGATCACATAGGTCCTATATCACTTGGTTTTGTGCATGATCCAAGGTATTTACAACCTATGCCTGGCAATAAGAATTCTTCAAAACGGGATAGGCTTTCGCTCGAAGATATTGAGAAAATTATTGAAGTTGAAAACAGAACAGGTATATATCCTGCGTCTTGGTACGTAAAAGATATTTGGGAGTATATAAAAACAAATTATAAGGATAATACGGATAAAATTGAGTCTATTTACAGAGATTCTATGAAACAAAATATGACTAATTTCATGCATTTATTGTACCAAATCATTATCCATACTGGTGATTATGGCAAGGAATTATTAGCTGAATTCTTTTTACAGCCAAACTACCATTATTTTGAATATGACTATGAATTCAACAACCTTGGTGAAATTATTAAACAAACCCCACGTCACCGTACAGAACGTTCTAAAGGTGATATGGAAAGATATAAACGCATTGCTATAGATTCAGTGATTGAATATGTTGAAAAGGATAATAGAAATCTAAAACCCACAATATCAAAGCAAAATGAAAATGAGAGACTGTAAGCCATTTTGTGTAAACATAGTGACTTAGTAATATGTCAATCCTCCTGGATCAATGATAGAATAAAATTGATCCAGGAGGATTTTACTATGGCAAGACAAAGAAAACTTTCACCTGAACGCAAAGCATTCATTGATAAACTCATTGCAGACTATCAGCCTGAAGATGCAGAAGATATTCAGGATATGCTGAAAGACCTTCTCGGTGATACCCTTCAGGGCATGCTTGAAGCCGAGATGGACCAGCAGCTCGGGTATTCCAAATACGATTACAAGAACAAGGATACGGATGACAGCCGCAACGGCTTCAGCAAGAAGACCGTGACATCATCTATGGGAGATATCGATCTCGATATACCCCGTGACAGAAAAGGCGATTTCGAGCCGAAGGCCGTAAAAAAGAACCAGACAGATATATCAAACATCGAAGATCAGGTCCTTTCAATGTATGCCAAAGGCATGACTACACGTGATATTTCAGACCATCTGAAAAGCGTATACGGTGTCGACGCATCTGCTGAAATGATATCCCATATGACGGATCGAATACTGCCGCTTGCGAAAGAGTGGCAGAACAGGCCTCTCGAAAAGAAATACGCTATCGTATTCATGGATGCCGTGCATTACCATGTACGGGAGGATCATCAGATCGTTAAGAAAGCCGTATATGTTGCTATAGGCACCAAACTTAGCGGCACGAGAGATGTGCTCGGTATGTGGGTAGGCGGAAATGAGAGCGCCAAATACTGGTTGGGAGTCCTTAATGAAATCAAGAACCGAGGAACGGAAGATGTCATGATCTTCTCTGTTGATGGCCTTACCGGATTCGGAGATGCGATAAGCGCCGTATATCCTCAGGCAGAGATACAGAGATGCATAGTCCATCAGATACGCTATACGACTAAATTTGTAGCCAGCAAAGACATCAAGGCTTTCATGGCCGATCTTAAAAATATCTATCAGGCTCCAAATGAGGAAGCTGCGGGCATCGCGCTGGACGAGCTCGATGAAAAATGGGGGTCGAAATATCCGTCATCTGTTTCGTCATGGCGCAGCAACTGGGCCCAGCTTTCGACATATTTTAAGTATCCGCCTGAAATCAGGAAGATCATATATACCACAAATTCCATCGAGAATTTCAACCGGCAGCTGCGCAAGGTCACCAAAACAAGAACGATCTTCCCTACCGACGATTCTCTTTTCAAGATCCTTTATCTGGCGATGATGGATATCACGAAAAAATGGAAGGGGCGTCCCCGTGACTGGGGTCAGATTCTGAGTCAGCTGATGATTTATTTTGGTGATCGCATCTCTGACGAAGACCTTGAATAGGACTATTTTCAAAGTACGAAATCAGGCTGCCATTTGACAGCCTGATAAGTCTGTGCCAATATACAGGCATAGATCAAATATTGTTTTAATTATTCTTTAGAAATTCTGTTGTTGACCCTGAGGGGTTTACACACAATGCGTTACACTCCCGAAAATGAAATTAATGCTATTATTTCGTCCATTAATTCTCATGATAATAAAGCTAATATCAAAACTGCTATTCAAGAACTTATGAAAGCCATTCAAGATGATACTATCTCAACAATGTAAAAACACATCCCTGAGGGAAAATACCTCAGGGATGTGTTTTTATATTGTAAATGCAAGCTGTCCTTCTTTATCAAGATTAATATTTCCATAAATATCAATCTTTTTATACTTTTCTAAAATCCATTATACGTAACTTGCCCCTTGAAGAATTTTAATATTTCTGATTCATTGGCATCACAATATTTTGCATTTTCACCGCATTCAACTGATTCCAAATCTGCTATTGTTTCACGCGCAGTTATTTGCTTTCTCTCTTCCGTTGTTATTGGCACCGGGAAAAGGTCTGAAGGTGAAATCTTTATATCGTTCCTTGTGCAGATAATAAACACTCTCTTTCTTTTTTGTGGAACCGCATAATCACTTGCCATCAAGGTTCTACCTTCAGTACTATATCCTAACTCAGTAAATAATTTATTTACTTCTCGATATGTTTTCCCGCTCTGGTAGCTGAGAAGCCCCTCAACATTTTCAAAAACAATAACCTTAGGATTTACCCTTTTTACAATGTCAACAAATTCTCTAAATAGCTGATTCCTAGGGTCATCATCTGCCCTGAACCCTGCCATAGAAAACCCCTGACAAGGCGGCCCCCCGCAAATAATATCTGCATGTCCTTCTTTTGCTGCTTTTTCTATTGTAGCCTTTGTTTCAGCCTTTGTTATATCACCACAAAATACATTTATTTCCGGATTATTAATTTTTAAGGTTGTACAGGCACTTTCTTCAATATCATTACTCAATAATGATTCGATTCCAGCCGCTTTAAATCCAGCAGTCATTCCTCCTGCACCGCAAAACAAATCAATCGATTTTGAGCAACCTGTAATATCCTTTATGCGTGTTCCAATTTGGTAAGCAAGTAACGTTGGTACTGCATTACCAACCTGCTTTAGGCATTGTGTTTTATTTCCATAAAAATAATAATCGTCTTTAAAAGCTTGAAATCTTGCGGCTTCCCTTACTGATAACACCCTCTCATGAACTGGGTGAACATATGTCCCATTACCAGGTCTATTGAAATAGGTTGTTATCGTGTAACTAGGTTTTTCATAATCAATTCTTCCATACAGTGTTGTACGTCCACCAGTTTCAGTTATTCTCTTTAGTCTTTTAGATTTATTAACAGTTTCAATAGGGATATCTTTCCAGCTACCCCCTTGTGGAACATTCTTTATCATTTCCAAATCCAAGTTGCTTAGTTTGAAAGTCGTATGATTAAGAATATGCCCTTTATACAATGCCATAAACTTTGTTGTTATACCTTTAGCCACATTAATTTCAAACTTGCTAAGTCCATTCAAATGATTGTCAAGGCTGATCTCACCACTTAAAATCTTATGTGACTCTTCATATTTAATGCCCGTGATTATACACTGTAAAGCATTATAATAATCATTTATACATTTAGTTTCATTCATTTTCTTTTCTTCCGGTTCACTTATTATACCATAGGCCTTTTTGGCTAGTAACTCTATCTCGTCAATTAAATTTTCGGTTTCTTCTTTTAAATATTGCTGTGTAAGTTTTGAAATCACCTTTAATTCAGGCGCTTCAACAGGGATTGGAAAACAATCTATTTCGTAATTGTTAATATGATTATTACTACTAGTCATCTTAAATAGCCAATTAATAATTTTTGTATTAAACAATCCGAGCAAAGCATAAATGTCTATTTCGTACCTGTTCTGTGAAACAGAAATAAAATTACAAGAGTTGCCTAACACATAGTTACATGGCGCAAAAGCAAATTTAACTCTTCGCTCTTTATTCATATTTGCAATCTGTTGACAAATAATCCTGTCTTGCTCTATGTAATACTTTTTTGGAGTAGTGGAAACAAATTCATTTGACACATAAACTTCTTCCTGGGGGTACAATAGTTTATAATATCCAATATCTCTACCTCTCAATAGTGGATACCCGGTATTACTCTCAACAATACTGCCTTTATTTGTAGTTAAATCAAGCTCACCACGTAAATTTACTACGAAATCCAAGTCTTTAACTACCGGGAATTTTCTTAACTTTTTTAATATTTGATATTCCTCTGCCGATACCGCAATTATCGCATTCCCAGTATTTTCATTAATAATATCGTCAATTGATTACTACTGCTACATCTGTTGGCTTTCTATAGAAATCTTTAGTAATTATTACAGTTTTAGTTTTTTCACCCTTCTTCAATAGAATTGCACTCAAAGCTTGCTGTGCATCAATAAAACCGCTTCCTTCTTCAATTACTTTAACCGAGATTATTTTCATATCTTTTAAAATGTGTGTTCGTAATCTCATGCATGTTTTGTCTGACATTATTGATGAAGGAACAAGCAAACTAATATATGCATGCTCATTTGCATATTGATCAATGATTTCCTCAACAAATAATTTATAAAGATTCAATACACCAGTTGTAGAATATTTAAATTTTCCGGATACAATTTTTGATATTTCGGCGTATTTATTCTTATCGCTGTTATGCTCCTCTTCGTTACTATATTGACCTTTTTCAGCTTTCAAGTTCTTATATGGTGGATTAGTTGCTATTATATCAAATCCATCTTTTACAATATCTGCCGTGAAAACATCATTGATACTAATATACTCCAATGTGGATGATGTAACATCCACTAATAATCCAGACCCTATATGCTCCGAGAAATACAAATCTGGTAATTCAATATTCCAAAATGCTAGTGCCAATAGTTTCAATGACTTTTTATACCCTTCAAGTGCATCCTTATTTACATCTGCTACATAAATATTATTAAGAAGAATCATTGCTTCATCACTGCTAATTCCCGTATTCCTTACGGCTTTAATATATGAAAAAACAAAGTTGCCAGCACCAACACAGGGTTCAAAAAAACGATATTGAACTATTCTCTTGTCACTTCTCTTTAGATTATCAACTAATTCTCCCATCATAACATCTGTTAACTTCAAATCTGTATAGTAGCTTCCCGTTCTTTTGCGAACTAAATCATCCATCTCTGTTTCAATAAATTTACCTCTATTATTCAAGGAAGCCCACATTCCTATTTCGTCTATATTATACACGTCGCTCTCCTTATACAACTTCGCTACCATATAATGCAATTAATGAAGTTCGACAAATCACTTCAATTAGTATATTATGCTCTTTTCAATGGTTATAGCAAGTAAAATCGAATCTATTAATCACTCTAATTCTTATCAACTAGCGCCTTTAGATTAGCCTATTATACATCTAAACTATCAACTCAATTATGGAAATCTATGCATCCCATCAGCACGCTTCGCCTTTGATTATACCATCAAGTCGACCCTCTGAATGCCTTTGATTTTACTTGTTTTCCGGCATCCCCAGGGTTCATATTTTTCTTTGATGCAAACCACGCAACCTATTGATTTCAAGCCTTTTGTACACTATCCTATTTTATCTTTGACATCAATACAACACTCTCAACGTGCCTCGAGACGACAACAGGCACGTCGTTTAAACTCGGTCGATAATGGTATCTGTTTCTTATCTTTAATTACAATCTGGTCGTTTACAGTAAACTTATTTCTATGATGTATTCCGGTGTTACTGATATTTCTCCTCCGTGCAGTGTGACTATCTTTTTTGCGACCGCAAGCCCGAGCCCTGCACCGCCGGTATCAGATGAACGTGCTTCATCCAGATATGCTCCGGCTATATGCGGAAAATTATCCAAAGGCAAAATCAATCGAAAAATGTCTGATCGAAGGTCACAAAAATACCGAAAGCCAGAATAACAATTTCCCATATTTCAGATATTTTTATTTTTGGGAAATAGTCTTTTGGTCTTTTCTCAGCCATTTCGCTACATCGACTATTTTTATTCCTTCATATTGATAATCCTCATGTCTTGTTCTGGCAATCAAAATCTTAGGATAGGCGTCCTTAATCTGTAAAAGAGGAGTTATCTCCCTTTTAAAAGTACTTTCACCGGAAATATCATCTGAAACCTGAACATAAAATTTCTCATCATGCTTCATTGCAACAAAATCGATTTCTTTTTTATAAAGAACACCGGTATAGATTTCATATCCTCTGCGCATCAGTTCAATGGCAACTATATTCTCAATCATTCTGCCATAGTCCATATTTCTTGTTCCCAGCTTTGCATAGCGGAATGCATGGTCACTCAGATAATACTTATCGCTTGAGGCAAGATATTTTTTTCCACGAATGTCATATCTTCTGACTTTATAAAAGGCAAAAGCATTACATAAATATTCCAAGTATTTTCCAACCGTCTTATGGTTGATCCTGTCATTGTTTTTCGTCATCGTATCTGCAAGCTGACGAATAGAGGACAGATTTGCAACGTTGTCCATCAGGAAATCTGATATACGATCCATCAATACAGTATTTCTGATTTTGTACTTTTGCCTGATATCACGAATAATCAGCGTATCAAATACATCTTCGATATAGTGATACCGTTCTTCCTGCTCACGGTACACATAAGAGCCTGACAAACCGCCATCTTTTATATATCTGTCGAACGCTTTGTCCATATCTTCAAGCTGATAATATTCCACATACTCTTCAAAGGAAAACGGGAATATCTCTATCTCATAGGTTCTTCCGGTAAACAGCGTCGCCAGATCACTGCTTAATAAAAATGCATTAGATCCTGTAACATAAATATCATATTTTCCAGAAGAATGCAGACTGTTTATCGTAAGTTCAAATTGTGGACACATCTGTACTTCATCCGCAAAGAGATAATTACTCTTTCCCCACTGATAGTGTTCCTCTACATATTTATTAAGAGCATGATATTCTTTTAAATCTTCGAATTGCAAACTGGTATAGTCAATATAGATAATGTTTGCATCTTTATCTGTATTTTCAAGCCATTCAATGTAACTTTCCATCAGCCTTGACTTGCCGCTGCGCCTGACGCCTGTAATTACTTTAATATCCGGAGTGCCTTTCAAACGTTTCAGTTTCTCAAGATAAGTGCTTCGCTCTATTATCTTCATTCATGCCACCTCTTCCGAATTTATTGTATCAGTTCTATTTCCCAATATCAATATTATTTTGATTTTGGGAAATAGGGTCCTATATTTCTTTTAGTACATTATTGACCAGTATCATATTTTCTCCCCTATCAAATTCTAATTTGTATATTCCCACTTTGACGAGAATTCCTTTGCAAGTGCTATAATCTGATCGTAATTCATAACATTGGACAGGCGTTTCTTTCCATTCAGAGCAAGCAGCCTCATCTGGGTAGTGACACTACCCAGTTCATTATTGTTTTTTATAAGTTTCGCTTTCAGATATTTCCAATAAATAGCGCCCAGCTGAAAGCCAGACGCTAAAGTCATTTTCACTTTTCTATCTCAACCTTGATCCCTGCTTTGAACTCCACCTCGTAATAACTGTCATAAACAGTGATACGCTCAATATACCTGCGAACCATCTGTTCATCATAGTCAATAAGCATATCTCACTATAATCTTCATCTTCTATTTTTGCTCCTACGGCGCATGCAAACAAACTTGTAATAAGAATGTATTTATCTTCCTCGTCTCCCGGTGGGAAGACAAGAACGAAAGCTGTGATATCGGTAGTAGACGAAAGGTCCAGTCCTCCGTAGCAGACCCTGCCTTCAAGAGATTTTTCATCAACGGGGAACGCGCATGCATCCCATTTATCCATAGGCATCCATCTCACCGACTGCTTCACCCACTGATCCAGTCTTAGCTGCCTGAATGCATTCTCTTCTCCTGGGTTCTGTTTTGCCGATTCACATGCGGCTTCGACCTTATCGATCCCGATCGTAATGCCAAGAGAGGGATTTGCTTTCTTCCATACCTCCGGATCTGTCCAGTCATCATTTACATCAGCGCCATATATCACAGGGTAGAATGTAGGATCTACTTTTCTCCCTTCCAGTATGTCCTTTGCTTTCTGATGTGTCTCATAACATATGGAGTTGGTATCGCTCCCTGCTGTAGTTATGAGAAAGTATAGAGGCTGCATCCTTGCGTCTCCGGAGCCTTTTGTCATTACATCGAACAGTTTCCTGTTAGGCTGCGTATGGAGTTCGTCGAATACTACACCGTGAATATTGAAGCCGTGTTTGGAATATGCTTCTGCCGATAATACCTGATAAAAGCTGTTCGTCGGTTGGTAAATTATCCGCTTCTGCGATGCCAGTATCTTTACCCTCTTTGCGAGCGCGGGACACATCTTGACCATGTCTGCTGCCACATCAAATACGATCGCAGCCTGCTGCCTGTCTGCAGCGCATCCATACACTTCAGCGCGCTGTTCATTGTCCCCGCAGCAGAGGAGAAGCGCTACCGCTGCAGCAAGCTCAGACTTGCCATTTTTTTTGCTGATCTCAATATATGCAGTGTTGAACTGCCTATATCCATTAGGCTTTAGGATCCCAAAGATATCTCGCACGATTCTTTCCTGCCAGTCGATAAGCTCGAACGGCTTTCCGGCCCAGGTGCCTTTGGTATGACATAGGCACTCAATGAAACCGACTGCGTAATCGGCAGCGTTTTCGTTATATGAGGACTTTTCGGCCATGAACTTTGTCGGTTTGTATTCTTTAAGCTTTCTCAATCCTTTCACCCCAATAAAAATAGCAGCCGTAGCTGCTGCACTGCCAAAAGAGCCCTGAGGCTCTGATGGCTCTATTCCATTTTACAGTTCCGTGAACAATGAATGCCCGAAACACTCTCTGCAGTCTTTACATAGCAGATCTTCAAAATCGCCTTCCGCGAGGCTTCCGCAGTATCTGCAGAGATGATGTCCTTTGACAGGGGCGATGACGAGGATCTTCTCGCCTTTTGATTCAAGCACTTTTCTTATGCTTTCCAGTTCGTCCTTCCTCACATTGCCGCTTTCATAGACATGCTCTTCCGTCTGGATATAATATTTCATATGGTCCTCCTTCGGATCAGGCTTCGATCTCAGAGTGCTTCACGATCAGCCTGTTTACCTGACAGTCAAAATCATGTACTGCCATCCCCAATGCCCTCATCTTTGCAGCGGCTATCGTTATGTCCTCGATATGCGAAGCGTATCCAGCTCCGAAGTTTTCAGCCTGTGACCAGTCCATTTTCTCAAGGCATTCTATAGCTTCCTTCCTTGCTCTTTCGAACTGCTGCGTCGCTTCATTGAAATCGTAGATGAGGCTTTCTCTGTATGCTTTCATGTTCTTATCCATTCCTTTATTCTCCCTTCTTTTCGGTATGTGTATATTCGCTCTTAAGAACACATATATCAAGTCATTTATGGAAGAAATACTAATAGATACTGCAGCTGATGGCTACTCTCCTGTGATTATGAAATGGACATATCCGTCTTTGTCGTCTTCGATGTAATTGACAAGTTCATACATATCCAGGTCGTATGCGATCTTTTGAACGGCATTGATATCGAACATGTTAGTAAGTCCCGTATCTCTTACTGCGAGGATCTGCTTCTTTACTTTCTCATTCATCATCCGTACACACCTCCAGTCCGGCCATAAGGTCGAGATATACGGAAGTGTACCGCGCGCGCTCACACCCGTCGCAGGCTGCCATTGCCTCAAGGTAAAACGCCTTTGCGTCGTCACGACTGTCCCAGATGTCTGTTCCTCCATAACATATGACAGTAACGGAATCGAGTATCCTGCAGGTGTCTTCACCGTAGATCACATTAAGGCCGGAGCCGTTGTCCCACCTGACCATGATAGAGCCGGTGTCGTCGACTCCTTTCACAGTACCATGTGTGCCGGCAGGAGGTGCCTGCGGATCGTTCATATGTATAAGTTCGACTCTTGCGCCTTCCTTATACTTGTTCCGTATTTCTTTTACCTTATCTCTGTTCGGAAACATCATGGTCCGCACCTCCTTTGAATGCCGACGATCCGCTGAGTCTCTCAAGCAGGATCTTCCTGTCTGCCTTGTATCCGTCACCGATGAATCCCAATTTGAGGAGAAAACATCTGAATGCGTATTTCTGATTACCGGCAGGTTTGTCTTTCGCAGTGATCCGCTTCTGCGCCTTCGCGGTATTGGCAAGCGCTGAAACGAAATCCGTGTATGCTGTTACGTGTTCCGCATCTATCTTTCCGTTGAACCAGTTGAACGATACTTTATCGCCGCTCTTCTCAAGAGCAAGGTCGTCCGCGCCGAATGCCGCCTTTATAAGGCTTTCCTTTGATGCGATCAGTTGCTCGAGCTTTTCAAGCTCCTCTTCCGTGAATCCGTGCAGCGGAAGCGATATGACTATACTGTCCTTCTGCTTGTCCGGCTCACCACCCGGAGCAGTGAACCCGTCTGCGGCCAGGTTGTGCTCAAGACGCTCAAGAGCGTCGGCATCGTCCGAAATGACCGCGCCATCTCTGTCGACCGTAAAAACTCCGACTGTGTACTCGTATGAAGGTGTCCCTCCATACACCGGTTCGCATCCCGTGATCTTTGCTATGGCATCGACCAGGGCCTTTCTTTCTTTCCCTTTTACGCTGTATTCCGCTTTCATTGATCTACCTCCTTGTTTATGAAGCCTTTGTTTTGTACATACATATATCCCTCTAAAAGACACATATAGCAAGGTTTATCTCCACTTATTCCGAAGAATCATGTGCGATACCGTAAAGCACGAAATACACGCATGGCAGCGCAACTCCGTTCCCCCACATTTTGTATTCGGCGGAATCAGAATGCGGATCTTTCAGCCACTTCAATATTTGTTTTTCCGTTTTGGGTTTCTTGTCAGGTGCCGTTGCTTTCTGTATTCTTCGAACACATCTGTAAAGAACCGTATCTCTTCATCTGAAGGTTCTTCCGTCCCAAGTCCTGAACACCAACCGTCCGGGAATCCCTGCAGTCTTGCGCACTCTTTCGGCGTCAGCCGTCTTACGATGTATCCCTTCCCATTTACGAGAGGCGGATCTTTGTAGTCTGTAGCAACGAGCGTGTTCGCCAGTTCTTTTTCGGCGCTCGTGAAAAACGATGCTTTGCTGCTGCTAAAGTGCGCTACTGCGTTGGGACCTTTAGCGACCATGGTAGGCTCAAGCTCTTCTTCGACTGCGAATCCGAACTTGGCGTTCTTTCCCTGGTTGAATGCGGCCCTGTCTATCCCGTATGAAGTCTGAGCAATGATGTTCTGCTGCGAATCCATGCAGTTCAGCGCACCGGTTTTCTCCTGAAGACCAAGCTGATTGACCTGACCGTTCCCAATACAGTACGGCTCGAACAGCACCTGATCGTTGTTGCAGCCGAGTGTAGCGGATCTGTCTTCCTGCACAAGAGCGCCCTTTCCACCGCCGGGCCTTTCCGCATCTTATTTTCATGGTCTTTGGCGTTTCCATGACAAGAGGCACGTTGTTGCCGCCTGTCCCCATATGAGATGTAAGAGTCTGTGATTTCCCGTCTGTCCTTACTTTGACCCTGCTGTCCGAAGGATAGTTCTCCACGGATACAGCAGACTGCATGATGCATGGCGGATGATTTGATTTGGCCCTGAGTGTGGAAGTCATGTCTTCGGTCACAATCCATCCTCTGACCGCCCTGGTCGTTCAGGCAGATGCCTGCATCATGAGCGCTTCCTTCAATACGTACGGAAGTTCTTTGCCACGGGAGGCTGCTCTTCTCAGTATCCCGTGGCATGCCCTCCTGCTCAAATAATATTTCTCCGGCACGTCCTCCTCTAAGATCTGCGACAAGGTAGATCCTCTTTCTTCTCTGGGGCACTCCCCAGTACTGAGCGTCGAGAGTTCTGTAAGCAATGCTCCATCCGTCTCCCACGAGCATGTCTGCGTGCGGCCATTTTCCGTCACAAGGCGCAGGCACCTCGGGCCTGCCTTCTTCACAGATCGATACGATTCTTCGAGGACTGCCCTGAAGTCTTCTCCACTGTTGCTGGAGAAAGCTCCTGCGACGTTTTCCCATACGATGTATTTCGGGTATTCTCCATTTGTTTTTTCCCTCATTTCTTTACGATGCGCACGGCCTCATAAAAAAGAACGGATCTTGCTCCGCCCAGTCCTTTACGTCCGCCTGCAAGAGAAAGGTCCTGACACGGCGAACCGAATGTAATTATATCTACCGGCTCTATCTCAGAGCCTTTTATCTTCGAAATGTTCCCAAGATGCTTCATTGAAGGGATCCTCTTTGTTGTCACCCTTATCGGGAACGGTTCTATCTCGGATGCCCATATCGGCGTTATCCCGCAGAGCATGCCACCGAGAGGGAATCCTCCCGAGCCATCGAACAGGCTCCCGAGCGTAAGCTGCTTATTCACTGTGCTGCCTCCTCGTACTTCATTTTCTTGCCGCCCCTTATGAGGATCACATCATCCGAGGCGCCTTTCTGCTCTATCATGCGGCTCACGACCACGTCGCAGAACTTCTCATCGAGCTCTATCCCGTAGCAGATCCTGTCCGTCTGTTCGCAGGCGACCATGGTGCTGCCGGACCCGATGAACGGATCCAGGACTATGCATCCGCTCATTGAAGAATTAACGATAGGATATGCCAGAAGCGGTACCGGCTTCATCGTAGGATGATCGGCATTCTTCTTAGGCTTATCGTATTCCCAGATTGTCGATTCCTTCCTGCCGCTGAACCATTTATGCTTTCCTTTCTTCTTCCAGCCATAAAGGATCGGTTCGTGCTGCCACTGATATGGAGACCTGCCAAGAACTAAGCTCTGCTTCTTCCATATGCAGCAGCCTGAAAGATAAAAGCCTGCATCCTGAAAAGCTTTCCTGAAATTCAGCCCTTCGGTATCTGCATGGAACACATATATGCTTGCGTCATCAGCCATGACCTTTTCAGTATTAGTGAATGCATCAAGCAGGAACTGATAGAACTTGCTGCTCCCCATGTTGTCGTTTTTGATCTTTCCTGCGCTGCCTTCGTAGTCGACGTTGTACGGAGGATCCGTTACGACGAGATTTGCTTTCGCCCCGTCCATAAGCGCTTCATACATTTTCGGATTTGTGCTGTCGCCGCAGATCAGTCGATGCTTTCCTATGAGCCACAGATCTCCAAGCTTGGTCAACGCAGGCTTCTTCAGTTCTTCCTCCACATCGAAGTCATCGTCCTCAATGTCATCATCCGTAAGAAGCTTGTTGATCTCGCTGTCATCAAACCCAAGAAGTGATACATCGAAGTCTGCGCCCTGAAGATCTGAAAGCTCGACCGCCAGCATCTCTTCATCCCAGCCGGCATTAAGTGCCAGCCTGTTGTCCGCGAGGATGTATGCTTTCTTCTGAGCGTCTGTAAGATTTTCTGCAAACACGCATGGTACGGTTTTGTATCCTTCAAGCTTTGCCGCTTCAATTCTGCCGTGGCCCACGATGATGTTGTAATCTGCATCTATTACTGCAGGCGATACGAACCCGAACTCACGAAGAGAAGATCTAAGCTGTGCTATCTGATCCTTGTTATGGGTCCTGGCATTCCTTGCATAAGGAATCAGCTTATCGATATCCACCTGTTCAAATTTCTTTGTATCCATCACTTACCCTTTCTTGACCGAAGCAGCTGCTCATCATATCGTCCTGCGGATTTCCCGTGAACGCCGCCGTGCAGTTCTGCTTTACTATGTCGTATATTTCATACCAAAGCAGATTCGCCTGCTTCTGAAAGGACTGACTCATCTGTACAAATGGGCTTGTGATAGCGCCGCCTGTAGTCGGGTGCTTCCCAAGAAGTCCGTATGTGCTAATAGCGTCCTCACACTGTATATATCTTGCGAACGCCTGCGAATATCCTTCAATGAGTCTGTTGCTCACGAACTTCTCGCAGCCGCGTTCTTCAAAGCCACTTCCAAGTTTCTTTATATATCTCATCCGCGCCGAGCGGTTTACCGTCGCGTTGCTTTGCTGACAGGTAGCTGCTCGGGTCCGGCATGTCGCTCCCTTCAAGATCAGCTGGTTCTCCGATGCTTCCCGCTTTGAGTTCAGTCACCGGAAGCTCCATGATCGTAGCCGGCTTGCCTTTGCTGATCTTATCCGCCAGGGCCTCCGGTTTATCGCCTGCCCTGACTCTTCTGCCACCCCTGTTAGTCATATCTTTTGCCAAATTATCACCTCAATTTCTTAAATCCCCCGTTTGAACCGTGATTTTTGTACGCGTGACCCCGCACCGTTGCCCGGTCGAAGCCATCCTGGAGATCTTACCCGCCCCTGGGGTCAGCGTCTTATTTTTCTATCTCCAAGCTCGATATGCATCTTCGTATGGCATGACTGGCAAAGACTCATAAGATTCGAAGGATCATTCGTCCCACCTTGTGATACAGGAATGATGTGGTGCACCTCCTGCATGAGTGTCGCGCGTCCTTCGCTTAGACACCTTTCGCACAATGGATGCTCCCTCGCGTACCTATCACGTATCCTTTTCCATGAACGCCCGTATATCTTGTTCACGTCTTTGCTGCGCTCGTACCTGTTGTACTGTCTATCCGTGAGTTTCTTGTGCTCCTCGCAGTAACTACTGCCTGAAACCGCAAGCTTCGGGCATCCAGGATACGAACATGGACTTAGCGGTTTCCTAGGCATTACCATCTGCACCTCCCGCTATAGTATTTGTCTGCTATGTCCATCTGATCGCAAGGAGAAAGCCGCCTAAGAAGCTCATGTGCATGCGCTGCTGACTTCCCAGCCTCCAACGCTGTTTTATAGAATGGGCATGTTACTCCTTCACATTTATTTACTTTAAGCACAGCACATCTATTACCGCTGCGCACTGCAAAGCATCTATTCTTCATTCGATATTCCTTTCCATGAAAAAAACCTCCGGGGAATTTCTCCTCGAAGGTTTATCATCTTTTTCGCTAGTATAATACTATCACAAACTCGAACTCTCATTTACTCTCATTTACTCTTATCAGGCATGATTCTGTATATTTCTTTTAATGCTACGCTATGGAGATGGAATACATGCTGCACGCTGTAATACATATCAGTTGCTATCTGTTCCCAGCCTTCAAAACAAAGGTATCTCTTTTCAAGCAGCGTTTGGCATTCCGGGTTCTTCACTTTTTTTATTACTTCTGTGATTTCCTTCTTGAGGTCCACCAGTTCATCTATGTCATGATTGATTTCATTTTCAAGCTCAATGATCTTTATTATCACGTCCTCCATGCTGTGGGTGTTCTTGGTATTACTGACCGGCGCATCATTAAGCGTTGCAGTAGCCTTTGTCGCAAGTGCGTGCAGCGATTCTGTCTGCATTATTTTACTATCGATTCGCTGGTCAATGTGATAAGCCTGACCCAGGTATTCTTTTGCTGTCATATGTATTCCCTCCTTATCTTCTCCATGATCACATTACCGTCGCATCCAGTAAGTTCATAGAACCACTGCGAACGGAAGAATCTTTCAACTTCGATTATCTCTACTGACCTTGCTCTTCCCGGATGCTTTTTTTCTCTGCATAAAAGGCTCCTGTAATCCTTCGCGGCTCTTACCGCTATCGCTGTTGCAAGCCTTACATAAGGATCTTCGTTTTCATATATCATGGTATAACCTCCAATCGATATATCTTTTTCCGCTATGTTTATGTTTTCACCCTGTGCTGCAAAGCTGCGTCGTATCATTGATCAGTGCAGGAGGCCGTCAAGCACGACCCCGCACCTCGTCCACCGAGCGGACGACCGTCGCCGTCCCTCCGGCTGCGAGGATTTTTCTGATGTCGCTTCCTGGAGCTTTGTAGGCCTGCCTTCTTCCGTCTTCACTTCGAATCCGTAGAAGTGGCCATCGATGCAGGCGATTATATCCGTGATGCCTGCCGTCCCGTACATTCCGCCATGCTCCTTCCAGGCAAAGCAGCGCGGCACCGTCTTAAGGTACCTCATTATCCTTTTTACTATGTCCGATTCTGACAT